AAGGTAGACTGTTCCGGTGGTATTGTTACCTGTCTTGCCGCTAATATATTACCGGCGCCCCAGGAGGATGCCGAATTGCTACCAGCTTTCCATGATCCTTGATTTTGTACTTTCCTTGTCGCTTTATTTATAGCACTTGTTAATCCAGCTAACCCGGGTATTTCAACAGACCATAAAAAAGGAAGAGAGAGATAATAGCCGTTATCTTGTGAAAACTTATCTAAAAACGTTTCTGTGTTGGTTATAGGCACTAATAATATTTATTAGTGAAACCTCTTTAAGAAAAGTCTTCGTAGAAATGATAAGCAAAAGTAACCGGAAAAGTAACAACCTCACCTGTACCGTCTGCAATCAGATAAGACATATCACCGATATCTCTTATTGAAGCGCCAATCAGCTTAATAGTTTTCTTTGTAATGAGTTGTTTATCAAGTAGAGTTAGAGTCATCGAATCTTGTGGACCGGGCATACCATACTCACCTCTACTAGTTTCATCATTAAAAGTAGCTCTTGAAGCCTGTTCTAATTTATCTCTTACTGTATTATGTGCATCAGCATAAAACTCAATAGTATAACCAGCTGAGTTCGCATAAGTAGCTCTCCCCGGGACATTAAAGGTAAGGCCCATGTAGCTAACTTCTTTATTCTCTATTGTGCGCCCCGGTAATGCAGCTGATCTTGCATAAATCAAGTCATCTCCCCCTGCAAGGTTAAGTCCTGTAGAACCTAAACTAATATCTTGCACCCTAAAGAGAAAATCTCTCGAGAATTGTTTATCAGCTGCTGCTGCAAAAAAGTTCTGAATTGTTGTTGCCATATAATTATTTATTAACTAACTCCTCTACCCTCAGATAAAAGAGCAGGTCCATCAACTATTTCTTGGAAGTTTGCATCTGTCCGAGTTGCGTAGAATGTTATTAAGATAAACTCTGCTGTTCTAACAGGCTTGAGGTAAATATCTACCCTTAACTTATTCTCATCAATTACTTGAGGAGTATTGTTTCTTTCATCACAAACAATCAAGTAGTCGTAAACCCCTTGGTTTTGTTTAGCACGCTCAAAGAGCGGTGTTAAGACGTTGACCAGTCTTGTTCTTGTAAACTCTGTGTTAGGTTCAAATACAAAGAATTGAGCGGCTTTCTTAGTAGGCCTCTCAAGTGCTAAGAACAATCTTCTAACATTAATTCTATCAAATGCACTTGGTTTCCTATGAAGTGTTTTCTGACCGAATATTACATTACCCTGTGATGGGAAGAATGCTACTGGGTTAATATTAGACTTATATAACTCATCTCGTTGCTTTTGATTCGGGTTAACAGCAATGTCAGTAGCGGTTGTAAGAAGCCCTCTGTTAAATCCAGCTGGTGCAAACCATGGGAACGTAGCAGCATCACTCCTAGCCATTATCGATCCGGCAAACCCAGAGAATGGAACCCATACGAGCTGCCCCAATCCTTGATCATATATTTGAGCCCAGTTGCCATATACTGCAGCATATGAAGTGTTTTGTAATTCAAACTGATGTTTCATTGGCCAGAAAATATCTGTCTGGAAGTTTTTGGTGCTATCATCCAATATTTTCGTATTACCATTGCCGATAGCAACGATTTGTCTAAATGTGTCAGCAATGAATATCGTGTCACCTCTCGTGCCTCCTAAGTATGGTGGCTTGACGAATGTTTCAAACTTATCAAAGATTGTATTGTAGTTGTTTCTTAAAGTTGTTGCATTTCCGTCGAGATCATTAGAAGTTCTCAATCCATCCACAGCATTTCGTACTGTTCCATGGTAATAAAACTCATCGTAGTATAGCGGGCTACCGGATGCAATGCCTCTGGCTTTTGCCATTGCCCAGATAGTTCCTAGTCCAGCTTCTGGAATAACATCGATGTCATATATTTCGTCATTCTTAATAGCGTCTAATGCTCTATCAAGCTTAGTAGGTATATCACCTAAATCCTTATTAGTTACTTTAGTATTACTAAATGCACCTAATGGGAATAAATCATCCCCCCTTCCAATTACAGTAACTAAATTAGCAGATAAGCTAGAATAGCCAAATCCTATCGCGCCGGCCGCTTCGAGGCCAGCCGCCGGACTTGTGTTCGCGAGAGCATCAGCAACATTCTCTAATGGCTTACCATTAACTCTTATTTTCAATTTAGGATTACCATTAGCATCTAAGTTGTCATCACCTGTAGTGCGCTGGGTTATATAACTATTAACCAGGACGTTTACATTACGTGACTTAGCATCTCGCGCACCGAGGAAGTAGCTCATTTGAGCACCACCTCTCGGATCGTCAAGCTTTCTAAAGGCATTCTGTGAACCAACTATACCATCTTCTAAAACATACCCTAGTTGTGATGCTTCAGCTGAATTTTGTGTTCTTCTTAATTTAAAAACACCCAAGCTAAGAATATCATCAAACGCTCTACCATCTAAATCAAAGTCTACCAAATTTTCCATTATTTCGGAAATACTACCATTAGGCCCTGTAGTAGCGTTTCCTGTGAGGGGGAAAGTCAATTGATTGTTAACTATTTCAGTGTAACTGTTTTGAGCAGCAGCGGAAGCAGTAATTGATAAAGCATTTCCAATACCAACAAAGTTACTTGCTGGGTTAATATCTGTGTTGTCGATTACTCCAACATAGTACCCTTCCCTCTTTTGATTTATAGTGCTGGTAGATTTATTTAAAATAACTAAAGGAGACTTAGCTATTTCAATATTAGTAGCATATCCATTTGCCGCGCTTTTCACTGCATCGATCCCAAGTCCAGTGGCGTCAGTCCACTCCCACAACGTTCCATTAACAGCACTAAGATATTGTACATGAGTTAATTCAATATGTGTCGGCTTACCAAGTACGATAGTGCCGCCAGAGGCGACGTTAGAGTAGGTAGCACCGTTTACGAAAATAGCGGTTGGAGGAATTGTCGACGGAATCGCAGAACCAGCATACACCAAAGCAGAATACCGCGATCCAAAGCCATCCCCGTTTCCAGCTCCGTAAGGTAATCTAGATGTGTATAGGTTAGCGGGGGAGTTTAATATTTCTGCAGCGGTGTGATAAAAATACCGCTCCGCGGAGTTGGTTGGGACTCCATATATTTGATCTAAATCTTGTTTTGTGGTAATTTTTATAACCTCGTCATAGGGCCCTTGTTGCGTGAACCCAGTCATATAAACGGTTGTTCCCACACCAGGAAGCGCCACATTTGAAAGATCCCATTCTCTTATTTCAACACCCGGAGAGCTAATAGTTGGAGTAAAGTCGATTGCCATAAAATTATTTATCCTATCCTAGATAAAAAACCTCAAAAATCGATTATTTCTGTGTGTAGTTGAGAATATACAAATGTAAACCCAGATTTGATTTCACCAGCGTCCTGGTAGTTGTATGTAATCGCTTCTAACGTAGTGGGAAAGGCCTTTGTGTAGGTAAATTTTATCTTACTATTATTAAATTCATCTTTACCAAAAATGGTTAAATCAGTTTGATATTCATTAAAGTCTGGACTGGTAGGAAGCTCTCTTTCATTAAACCTACCTTCATATTCACTATGAAGTAAATTTAACCATTGATATAAAACCCAATAGTTTTTGTATTCATTATCAATAGTAAAATCTACAGTGACTGGAGGATATGACCTTTTAGAATGAGAAGAAACATATAATGTGCTCCCAGCAAATCTATTCTCTACTGCTGGTACTGTAATTTCTGGGACCGCAGAGCCGAATATAGAAAATTGTACAGAGTCACTAATAAGAGTAGTGGTAGACTGTTTACCAATCCATGGTTTGTTTATACCTTTTAATATAGGGGGTAAGTCAAAAATCAGAAGAAATTTGTCAGCTCTTGATTTATTAAGTACAGACTGCTGTAACTTATTAGTCGCCATATAACATATTTATTAGTAACGGCAATAATCTACCGGCTTCCCTGTCCAGTTCTCCGGCGGTTTTTCGCCAATTAGTTGAAATCCGAACGCTTGTAGTTCATCCATGTCAGTATTTTGTTCCTCACCCATGCCCCAAACTAGAGCAGACATTTCATGAGTATGGTCACCAACTATTTCATTATCTAGATATATAGATGTTGGGTCTTCAAAATACTGGACACCAAAATCCATCGGCTCTATAACAGAAGGCTTACCCATATCATCAACTTCTACTATTTCAAAGAAGCGTTCTGTTATTTCTTTTTCTAATATAAAGAGGCTGTATAACATTGCCATTACTCTATCGTCATGGAACCCGGGACGAGCTTTCCATGTACCATTCGGGAACCTTACAAAGTTCCTAAGCTCCATAACAGTCTCTTCTTCGTTAAGATTAACAACTCTCACCTCATTCATAAAGTAACGCATATTAAGAACGCCTTTATATTTGGTATTAGTATGAGCTATCAT